CGCGCTATTCGAACTCCCCGCCTGCTGAGCGTAGTACTTCGCCGAGTAGTCGATCTCAGCACCATCCGGCAGGTTGTTTTCCGTCACCTTGCCGTCAGTCTTCACCGCCCACGCCTGCGCGAGCTGAGCATTCCACTTGGATGAATAGCCGTCGTCGTCGACGGCGCCCGTCGTCCATGTCGCCCACCGCTTAGAAAGGTCACTGCTGGCCTTCGATTCGCCAGCAGAAGCCGCAGAGTTCTGAGCTTGCGTCGTGGCCTCTGTGACCTTCTCGGTCATCACGGCCAAGTTCTGATTGATTTCTTCGCGGATGGCGTCCGTGTCGGTTACGGCCTGCAGAGCAATTCGCTTCGCATCTGCCGCCGTCGCGTTCGCAGCGTTGGCCGTGCCTACGGCTTGAGTCGCCGCGGCGCTTGCATTCTGCGCTGTCGTCGTCGCCTTGTTGGCCGTCGTGACAGCCTGCCGCGCCGTAGTGAGCGCAGTGTTGGATGTCGTCACGGCCTGAGAGGCATTATTAGATGCCTCAGTCGCCGCAGTGACGGCATTAGCCGCGTTGCTCTCAGCCTTTTTGATGCGCCCATCCAACGAATTGACGGTGATGGTTAAGGTATTGACGCTACCAAGCGCAGAATTCGCAGTAGAGAGCGCCTCGGCCGCATTTTGCTGAGCCGTATTCGCCGTACTGACGGCCTGCTTAGCTTGCCGCAGTGCCTCATCGGCATTCGTCGTGCTCTGCGACATGTACTCGCCGAGGTCGTTGATAGCGTCCTCTGTCTGCGTAAGGACAGACTGCCCACTTATTGCTCCGGTCGGCGTTTTGACGTAATGGAAATGAAATTCTTTTGATGCCATGCCTTACTACTCCGGCAGTTTGACAAAATAAGCGAGACGATAGAAAGGCGGACGGTCTAGCGTGAGCGTCTGCGCTTCGGATGAGCTCGTGATTGTGTGCGTATGCCCCTGCCCGCCACCGGTCGAGTTTAGATTCATCGTGTGCGAGTGCGAGCCGCCAGACGACGTTTCCCCGGACCACGTTCTCGAAGCCGCAAAGGACGCGCGAGGAGAGCCGTTTTCTGAGTCGCGGTTGTCGCAGTTGGAATAGTTCCCGTTTTGATAAAAGGCCCCCTCGACATAGCGGATCTTGTGATCGTCCACGGGGATCGCGCCTGTAATCTCCATCGTGCCGCGAGTGTGCGTATGCGCGCCCGCAGTCGATGAACTGCCTGTGTGCGTGTGCGCGGGCATCTGCTCGACCGTAAGCACCGTCTCCCCGACCGTGCCGTTGACGGTCACGCCCGGGATCGAGAGGTTGAGGCTACCTCCCGTCTGTCCCGCCTGCGCGACCGTGCTCGGCAGGAGGAACTTATCCATCAGGTTCGGGACGTTCCCGCCCAAGCCGTCTGTGCCGCCGTCGCAAAGTACGTACCGCTCGTCGGCGACGCTCTCGCTCCACGGGATCAGGCGGCGACCGTCAGAGCCGCCGAGCCGACAGTTGTAGAAAGGCGTGATCTGACCGGCGATAACGGATGGCGCATCAAGGTTCTTCCATACAGTCTTATCCGATCCGGGAGCGACTACACCCTTTGCGGTGTTGGGGCCGTTCGCTACGAGGCACCGGCACTTCGTACCCGTGGCGGAGAAGATTTCATTGCCCGGCTCATAGTCAAGTGAGGCGGAGTACTTCATGACCCCGCCTTGCTGGTAGTAAGCCAAAAAGGACGAAAGCAAATTCAGTACGGAGTTAAAGTCTTCGCGTTTCGGCGGGATGCCGCCCTCACCGATAGGGCGGGAGTTCCATGCCCCCCAGCCTTCTTCTTGACTGAGTCGCCCCGCACCGGCTTCCTGAGCCGTCACAGGGACTGCGGCCTTGTCGCCGTTTTGGGCAATTGGGCACGACAAAAGATGAGGTGGATATTTGCTCATTCTTTGAACACTCTCTTCCAAACGAGAACGGCAAGACCAGCAGTCAAAGCCGTAAAACCGGCAATGCCGCACAAAATCAGCACGCCAATTACCTGAAGTAAAATTGTTTCTATGGATCGCCCGCAGTGAAGGTGATCAATAAAAGCCCCGCTTGGCCTGCACGTCAGCGGGGTTTGCTATTTCAGCAAGCTAATTCCAAAGCACACAATGGCAAAGGCTACAGCCGCGACCAAAGCGACAAGCACCCAAGCGGCCGCCTTGCCATGAGCCGGCAGATTCTTTTCGCTCAGCAACATCCGCACCTCCCGATTGATCTCCAGTAAAATCTTCATGTCTGATCCTCTTCATCAGATACGAAAAACCCCGCAAGACCGTCACTCCCTGCGGGGTTTGCTATTTCCGAAACCACTCAAGAATCTGCGAGATAGCTCCGACTATTTGTTTGAGGCCGATACCGATTCCGGCAAGCCCGATGCCATAGGCGAAAAGCTGACCGTAGAGCGGAAGATCAGGCGTCGTCATAAGTCTCACCAAGTCAAATGAAGGTAAAATATCCATATGTCCTCAGGTGAGTTGAGGTACAAACAACCCCGCAGGCCGCTACACCTGTGGGGTTTACTTTTTCCAAAGCTCTTTGATAGCCCTAACCGCCTTTGCGGTTACCAAGATCGCCACCGCATAAGCGATAACGTATATCGAGAAAGGTAGTTCTTGAGCCATATAGGGGGCCCTCACTAGCTCTAAAATTGGTTCCATTGAGCACCTGTCCAGAAGGTGGTCAAGAAAAACCCCGCTAAGGCCGCGAACCTTGCGGGGTTTGCTTTTTTCTCGCTACGTGGCTTCGCGCTGAGTGAATCACGTTTCAATCGTTCGCCCGGGGTTAAATACCCCAAAGTCAAAGGGTTGCAGATCCTGCCCGGCGAAGCCGAAGATCTTCTCGTCCGGGTAAATGATAAGAAAGTTCGTCAGCACGCCAGCGGGCCGGTTCAGCAGTCCGTAGGTTTGAAGGATCTGCGCTTGGAGATCGCTGATGGTGCCGATAACGACGATGCTTTGAATCGACATGTTCTGATAGTCGACTACGAATACCCGAGTATCTGTCAGTTGCGACAGCATGTTGTTCATCGTCGAGACCGTTGCGTTGGCGAGGTTGCATCGCGCTCGATAGAGGAGCAGAAAGCGGTAGTAATCATCATCGAAGCGGCACCACTCGCCCTTGACTTTCAGAAGCCGGTCCACGCCGACGCGCTGACCCCACCAATCAAGATAGACGCCCTGCGCGGTCTGCATGTCCGCGACCATGCCGTGCAAATCCACCATATCTTGTGTTGCGTCGATCTCCTGCCGAACCTTCTCCGCGACGCCACGGATGCGCTTCGCGTGCGCGTACTGAGACTGAATGGCGTCCGTCGTCATGTCCGCGAAGTCGGCCATGTTCTGAACGCAGTCAACGCTCAGGATGTCCTCCCACGTCTGTGTTTCTGCCATCATCAGCCCCCGAAAGCAAGCGTGATTGACTTTTCCGACAACGTCGGGCTTTTGTTCGCAGGCACGTCAACGCTAGAGGACTGTGAGCCCCCAGAGATGCCGATGACGATTTCTTTGATTGGGGCATCCGTCACGTCCTGAATGCACTTATAGAATCGGCTTGCGTAAACCGTCGTAGCGAGCTTCACTCGGGCGTTTTTGAGCTCCCCAAGGAAGTCAGAGATGATCGCTGCTTTGACATTGGCTTGCGTCACAGCGTCCATGTCGTCGCTGAAGAACGTCACCTTGACGGTAAAGTCCACCGCCGTCGGTCGGACGATGTTATAGACATAAGACGCGTTGAAATGCTCGGTGTCAATGAACGCAACCTGAGTGTCGCCCACCGTCCCGCACTCCGCGCTCTTGCGCTCAAAGATCGTGCGGGCAATATCGTCATCATCCCCGCCGACAATGCAGACCGCCACGCTGTGGCCCTTGATCGATATCCCGTACTGAGTTTGGGTTTCGTTCGTATAGTTTTCCAAGACCACACAGTCGAGAACGCCTTCAAGTGCGGACAAATTGGACTGCATGTTCTCAACCGTCCCGTTCGCATTGATCGCATAGCTCTGCTTCATGCGATTGAGTAGCTCGCCGTCCGGCTCCTCGTCTCGCCCGGTGTTCCCCGCGGCAGCGTTCGTCACCGAATCCCACCCCGCGATCACCGTCACGATCTGCGTCACGGTCTTTGCGCCGATCTCAATGGCACCGTGCTCAACGCAGGAAAACTGAGTGTCGACGCTGCCGGAATCCGGGATCATCACCCCGCCAGCCACGGCGTGTCGGAGCTGATTGCCCTGCGTATCCTGCACAATCGCGCCGTAAGGAATGGCAGTGCCTTTCAAACCAGTACATGTACAGACGACGACCGTCGGCTCCGAAATCTTGCGTGTGAGCCCATAGAGCGCGGCTAGGGCATCGAGGAAAACACCCGTTGCGGTCTTCGGATTGAGCTGGTTCGCAAGGAAAGCCACCTCACGATTTTTAGCCGCAACTTCAGTCGTCACCAAGTCCACGACCTGGCCCATGGGCGATGCCGAATCCACGTTTAGGAGCGGGTCGGAGTCACTGACTTTAAAGGCCTCCTGAAAGCCCGAGGCAACGTCGTCTCGCACCTCCTTAACGGTCGGGACGACCACCCCAGTATCCGCGTTAAATTCTAGCTGTGCCATAACTGCCGCCCTCTGTTGTTACCTGTACCTCAGCGCTCAAAACACGTGTTGTTGTATCAAGCGCCTTTAGCTGAACCGACTCAACCGTAAGCACGCCTGGCACACTCAATGCCGCCGAACGCAAATCTTCCGTTGTAATGGCTTCCTGTATCGGCTGAGCGATTTGGTCCGAAAACCAATTGATCCCTTGATCCCACCGAAAGACGGCATCGTGGTAGAAAAGCCGCCCCTCGTTGCAGACGTTTTGCAAGATCGCCGGGGCTTCACGAAGCATCGCCACATTCCCGTTTCCGTCAAGCTGTAAGTCCCACTCTGACGAAAGCTCTGCTGTGTAGGCCGTATGCGTCATATGCGAACCTCTAAGGAAAATTAAGGAGTTGCCATCTGTGGTCACTGGAAGAGCCCGCGAAAAGCCGCGACAGCCGCGACGATCACGCATAGCCACGCGGCGGCACAAACCGCCCACGCAAATACTTTCCCGTAAGGCGGTAAATCTTTGTTTGACATGAACATTAGGACGTGCCTTTCTAAAAATCGTAAAATATTCATGCGTTCATTCACTCTTGCTAAAAATGAATGCAAAAACCCCGCAAGGATGCCACTCCCTGCGGGGTGCTTTTTTTGATCTGTTTAGGTTCAATGCGGCGCGCTCGTGGTGCCATCTGGGCAGGTATGAACATGACCCTTTAGGCTGATTCCATCTGCCACAACATCACCTGAGACCGTAGCCCCGCCGCCGCCCGATACCGCAAGACCACCCAAGCCTGTGATTTTTCCATCAACCTTCAGCGTGCCCGTGATGTGGGTCTCGGGGGTGTCGATCTTGCAATTGGAGCTCGCATTGATCGTCGCCGTAGCCGTGTTGACGGTGCACGATGATTTCGCGTTGATCGTCTCCACGTTCGTATTGATCGTCACGGTTTTCGGTGCCGTAATTGTTATGTCCCCAGTCTCTTCGACCCTGACGAAAGTTGTCGGAGTCTGCCCCCAGAAACCGCCCAAGTAGAACCCGTCGCTCATGTCGTAGCATCGGAAGCTACCCGGTTGAACAGCTTCGTTTCCGCCCGTAAGCGTCGACACGTCTTGCTGTGCGAAGACAGCCAAACCAACGTCCCCAGGCTTCGGGTCACAAATCAGTGCGGCCGTGCCGTGCTGAAGCCGAAACCACCTGAGCTTAGGAATGGAAACAGGCTCGAGCGCCTCGCCGGACGCACTTCGCATCTTGACTAGCGGCGTCGCGCTCAGGTATCCAGCGCCCGCACCATCACCGGGACGCGTGATCGTGTCCACTCGCACGGGAATCGCGGTATTGACCATGCCCTTGATGACCGAGCGAATCAGAAAATCCAGGACGTTGATTTGTGAGCCCGATGTAAACGCGTTCTGCGGCTGTGCGTACTCTGACATTTCATTCTCCTAACCACATGCCATCAAAGGACGTTTCCCAAGAACTCGCCCCAGGGTTGTGCGCGCTCAAAGAATGTTGAAGCTGAGTGATCTTCCATACGCCTGAAGCATGAGGGACGATCGTCTGCACACTCACCGCCGCCGCCACTCGTAGCTCTGGACGGAAAAACGTCCTGCACTGGATGCCCGTATTCGTAAACGTCGGATACCCAATCATCCCTGTGTCAGCAGAGACAACGGGCACGCCGCCTTCTGCACGCCTTACGCCGTCCTTCGGCACAACGATCGTCTTGTCGTCATCAAAGATGATGTCCGCGCCTGCGGCATTCGCAACCGTTTTCATCTTTGTGATCGGGTCTCCGTAGACCGTCATGTCAGAAACCGTTGCCTGCACACCGTCGTTTTGATACTCGAACCCCGCCTGCGCACTCTGAGACTTGATAAAGTCCCCGACGTCCTGAGACCCCTGCACGCTCACAGTCGACGCGGGCTCGAGGAGCGGGTATGCGCCAACCTGCGCTTCTATCTTGAGCACGGGGCTCGAACCGTTGAGATCGGCGTATGCAACCGTGACGCACCCGCGAAAAATCACAGGCAACTCCTGCCCCTGCTCACCGGCCGCGATCTCTATCGCATTCCACCTACGACCGAGAGGCTTGAAGGCGAGTGTCGTCAATTGCCCCATGGTGTCGAGCGACAGGCCGTAAATCTCAACCTGCGCCGTCGCGAAATCCACGCCCCCCGTCTTTGAGATTGCTACATTCGTGGCAAAGCCTTGGAAGGTGTGCTGGTTGTTCACACCGCTCTTGTCAAGAGTGATTGTTACTCGGATGTCCTTTAAGCTGTAAGTGCTCGCCATTCTTCTTCCGTCGCGTAGTTGAGCGTAAAGCGGTCGCCCAGTGCATCGTATTGAGGCGATGCGGATTTTCCACCGCTGTCAAGAAAGAAAAGCCTGCCTGCGAAATCAGGCGTATTCCACACGGGGATAGGCGACATCGTGCGGCACACGTGGCTGTCGCAAATCTTGACCTCATCAGCCGTTAGCGTGAGATACAAAAAGCCGCCCATCTGCCGCAGATTTATAACGCAGTTTTGCCCATCAAGGACGATGGAAAACTCCTGATTAGGAAGCGTCTGCAGTGGTATGCGTATCATCATCTTCCTCACGAAAAGAGATCGGCAACGAGGCCCCCTTGCGCCTGCCCCGTCTGCACCTTGTTCGCTGCATTGGCGCTCTTGGGTGCCCACGCAACAGACGCCCCGCCGACCTTTGCCGATTGCACCTCTCGGAAATCAACATGGATTTCAAGCGCGTTAGCTCCGTTCGTTGCCGAGCGTGTATAGCCGTACGACACGACAGCCATGCGGCTATACACCTTAGAGGGCGTTAAGATGCGAAAGAGCTGCGCACCGCACCGGTAGGACTCGAGCCTGGAAACGGCTTCCTGCTGTGCCTGATAGTCGCCAGAGAAAAGGAGGCTGACAGAACACTCGGACGGCTGAGGCACTTTGTCATAAGCGTATAACGCCCCGTTTTCCTGCGGCTCCGTCGGAACATTGGCTGTCGAGTTGTCCTCGAATCCATCAAGTGCCGTGTAGCCGCAGAACGGCCGCGCATTCTCGTCAACG